GGTGAATCGTTAATTGTCCCATGGCCGCAGTAACACCATCTTTTGTTTCACCATTCAACAATGAACCGGAAACAGTACCGTTATGTACAGTTTTCTTTTGTCTGTTTTCAACTGCAAAGTCTGTACCACCGGTGGAACCTGCACCTGAGAGATGATGTGGCATGATACCATGGTGTTTCAATCGATCAACAAACTTGGACTCATAATCATGTCCTTTGTTTGTTGGTGCTTCACCAGGTTTGTGCATTTTGGAAATAGGAATCAATTGATGATTTCCCGTTTCATCTTCAGCGTGTACATGAATTTTACCATTAATACGTTCAACACTTTTTAATTTAACTGAAGATCCGGCCGGTAAATCCTCATGTTCTGCTGCTAGTGTATGTGTAAATTCTTTTGAACCTAGGTGTGGAGTAACATATTTCTTTAGATGGTCTTCGCCTGCTACACCAGATGCAGTCATCTTACCACGACCTTCATTTAATAAAAAGATTTTAAAAGTATCCATCAAATATTCCTTATTCCAGCAAAGTTTCTACGAGAGAACTCTGCACGATTAACAAATTTATCAGATTCATTATTGTGATGAAATACGTAACCTTCTGGATTAGCATCTTCACCACCATGTTGGTGTTGAAATTGTTGATGTTGATTCATTGTATCAATCAATGCACCTTTTGCAGACTGTAGATGGCCATGCATTTTGAAAAGATTATTATAGTGTTTTTTATTACGTTCAACTTTACCAAGTTCATCTTTCAAATCTGCTTGTTTGGTTGTACGATTCTTTTCTGTTTTTAATTTATCAATATCTTTATTCTTTTTGGTTTCTAACCAACTCTTAAAATTCTGATGATTTGGTTGTTCACCTGTGCGGACAGTATGATTCATATATGTTTCTAGTGATCCACCAGCTCCATGATGATCGCTGGTACCAGCATACATGTCACCACCATGTGTATCATGCATTGCTTGTGCAGCTGCAAGATGACCATTGAATTTCTTTTGGTGTTGTGGACTGAAATGCACTTTTGATGTATCCATTCTAGGGTCAACTGAGTATACATCAGGATGTTTTGTAAACTTTTCATGGTTGACTTCATGTGATGCACTCAGACTTGCTGCATCGTCACCATGATAGGAAAGATGTGTAACAACACCAATTTTTGATTTTTTAACTTTGTTGGCCTCATCACCATGTGCGGTGTAGGTTAGACCAGAAGGATTTGGATGAAATGAATGTCCACCATTATCTTCTTTTTTCTTATCTTCTTTATCTGTGCCAAACATCATATCACCTTGATACACACCCTCTTTTGGTGCGACTTTAGGTAAATGTGTCAGTGCATCTTTTAATTTTGCGGCCAAACCAGGAGCATGGCCGTGATTAGCGTCAACGTCCTGTGGTGTGTAATTAATCTTAGGTGTTTTGTTGAAAGCAGACTTTGATGCAACAAAGAACTTACCAGTCTTTGGATGATGACCATAAACAAGGGCTGGTGAACCATCATATTTTGTGGTCAACTCAGATGATTTTTTACCAGACTTGATATGTTCACCTGCGGCTGTTAGGGAAGCAATAGCGTGTTTTGCACCTTTTTCACCTGTTTGTAGAGGGCGGTCTTCCACATGCGTCAAATGTTTAATCTGACGGCTAGCGCCTTCTTCAGGATCTTCTTGTTCGGTCAAAAAACTTTTGAAAGATATCATTGTTTACCTATTGAATTACAACACACTTTGGTTGACTGTAGGTTATTTATACAATTTTTTAACCAATATATTTAAATTTTTGAATTATTGGGTTGGATACATATCAGTCGTGCATATACTGGCCAGTTAAGGCCGTAACGCATCCAGTATTCATCATATCAAATTCCAATAATTTACTTGATGGAACGTTAATCATATGTGAATGTTCGGTGTCTAAACCTTTATTAAATAAGGCAAAATTCTTATGTATAATGTCAATATACTCATCAACCAACGAGAAACACCAAGAGTACAATCTGGTTTCCAGTACGTGAGTGGAACCATATGAGTTCTGTACATCCAGTGGCATCCAACTTTGTACTCTCTTTTTGAATACAAATTTACCAAAAGTATTGTCATAATCTTTTAGGTCAAATTCATCTAGTAGACCGACTCTGCCACCTAATTTAAACATTCGGCCTTCCATATTCTTAAAGTCATATTTCTCTTTTAGATGCATTATACTGTTTAAAATTAGGAAGTTTTCACCAAAACTTTTCAAACCATGGCGATTGATTTCTTGTGCAGAAGTATTCGTAGACATATCCAAAAAGATATCAACCTTAGATTTTATGACATCCAGTTTCCAATTTTCCAAAGGATGAACGGAACTATCTGTGAAAACAATCAAAGAATCTTTGGTTCTTCTACGAACACTATCAAACGTTTCTATTGTTTGTGTGTATCTATCTTCAAAATTGACGACACCAATATTAGGTTGAATACATGATGATACTATAAAAATGTTTTTCATTATTTAAAATTATTCAACGTTTCAACAACATGATTCAAGTCAGATTCAGTTAACCACCAACTAATAGGTACACAAGTTTGCGTTGCATCAAAACTGGTAACACCGGACAAATGGCCTTCTGCAAATTGTTTTGTAGAGTCGTACATATCATTTCTGAAATGAACTGGACTGCAAACAATACCATTCGTTTCTAGGTATTTTGTAAATTCTGCTTTTCTTCCATTAAGAATATGCATACTCAATAACCAGAATGAACAAGTTTCATCATACGTTGGCATAATCAAGTTTGGATTATTAACATTTTCAATTAAGAATTTTGCATTTCTTCTTTGTTGCAAAACAGATTCTCTTGCTTCTGGAATATTACATAAACCAATCGTAGCATTAATATCATTCATGTGATATTTGTAACCTGCTTTGGTGATGTTTTGTGTACATCTAAATGATTCTGATTTTGTTCTGTCTAAACCGAACCATCTGAGTACTCTGGCTTCATTTGCCTTTTCTTCATTAGGACAAATCAAAAGACCACCATCACCACTGGTTAGGAATTTAATTGCTTGTAGACTGTAACAAACATAATCACCACGTTCCGGTTTCGTTTCCAAGAAAGTATCCCATGTGTGTGCAGCATCTTCAATAACTGGTACACCAAATGATTTTAAGGTTTTGAAATCACAGATTTTTCCGGCCCAATTAACAGCAACAATTGCTTTGGTTTTTTCTGTGACAAGTTTTCTTGCCGATTCTGGATCCATAAGACCAGTAATTGGGTCAATATCCGCCCATCTGATTTTGGCATGACGGTGAATGATGCCAACTTGTGACGCAAAACAAGTTTGTGGAGTTGCAATTACTTCATCACCAGGTTCAACATCACATAGGTGCAAAGCCAAATCAATAGCAGATGTACAAGAGTTTAATGTAACTGGCCTAACATTGGTTTTCAATTCAGTTTGCAGTGCAGTTTCAAATTCTTCAACCTTTGTACCTTGGCCAATGAATCCAGACATTAGTACTTTGCCAACTTCTTCTGGTACCTGGTCTGACATTCTAACTTTAAATAACTGAATCATAATGATACTCCATCTTAATTATTTTACCATCATCTCCGGTAACTCTGAAACCAATTTTGTTGTAGACCGAAAAGGCCTTCATATTGGTTTTCAATACTTCCAACTTGATTGGTAAATTAAATGGTTCAGAATTTTTTACAAGATATTCAAAGAGTGTGTGACCATAACCTTTGCCTCTCTCTGAGTCAATCAAACCACCCGTCAATAACACAGCTCCATCTTCAACTCTTATGTAACCGTAGCCAATCATTTCACCAACAACACCATGATATACCTTATGTAAGAGATAAATCTTATTGGTTTCTTTATTAAGATTTTTATACCAATTTTGTTGTTGTTCATATGAAATTTCTGAAGTATTTCTTGTCATAAAATCTTTACAGTTATTTCTAATTTGTCTCATTCTTTCCGCTTCATTTTCTGTACTCACGGGAATTAAGAATATATCTTTCATATTATACCTCTTTATTAAAATCACTAAAAATAACAAATGGATCAAGTCCAAGTTGGTGGTCTGGAATTCTATGTAGTTCAAACAATTCCGGATGTTTGACGGAAGCTATCAACATT